CGAAAACTGCGAAGGCTCAAAAAAAAAGAGCTCGAAATAAAGACGGAACTTTAAAAGCTGATGATCCGCAAACTGCTGATATTAATGAGGCATGGCAATAATGCAAGATATTCTAAAAACTAAAATTGTTGAGGAAGACAACAACGTTCATATCCAAAGAACGCAAGACGTTCAGCGCATTTTAGATTTTAATAAAGAACGAAATATAGATGGTCATAACCGTAACTCAGAAATGCGACTTGTCGGGTCAATACCTTTTGTCGTGGTTGAAATGTGGATGAAAGAATGCGGTGCAAAAATAGGCAGTCCGGAATTTCAAGAATATGTTAAAAAGAAACTGACGTCTGGCGAATTTAGCAAATTAATCGCTAACGGATATTAACGTGGAACTGCCCAAAGTAAATATAGCTGTAATTGGGATTGTTTGCTCAAGCTTGGGCGGCATGGTTTGGTATGCTTCAGAGCAAGCGTCAATTATTGCTAATTTAGAAGAAACTGTTGCTGTCCTGGATGCTCAAAGCAATACGACCGACAAGGTCAATATGATGCGAGATATTGAGCAAAATACTGAAAGCATAGAGGATATAATTGACTATATTGTTGAAGTGGAGGACGACGGAGCCGAAACTATCGACGAAATATATGATGAATTTGAGGAAATATACGAAACGCAAGAGGGGTTTATTTTGCAATTTAATCAAATTGTAAAATTGCAAGCTAGGGTAAAAACTTTAGAAAATACTATTGAATTTCTAGCAAGACGACCAACAATGTCCGATGGTAGATAGCTATGGACCCTCTTACAATTTTAGCGGGGCTGAAATCCGGACTCGCGGCAGGGCGCACCGTTGCCTCTTTATCTAAACAAATCGGGCAATTTTTTGATGCTACCGATGCCGCTAAGAAAAAATTACAAAAAAAAGGCGTAACAACTAAAGATGTAAACTCAGTTGCTTTGGACAGGTGGGCAAAAGAAAGAGAAGCCGCCCAAGCAGAAGAGGAATTGCGCCAGTGGGTAACAAATAATTTAGGTTTAAGCCAATGGCACGCTTTGCTCCGCATAAGGAAAGAAGTACTCCAAGAAAAGCGCGAAGCAGAGGCTCAGGCGAGGCGTGAGGCTATAGAAAGACAAGAATTGATGATTACGTTGGTGGGGATTTTTGTGCTTCTGCTGTTCTCTGCCGTAGGCGCTGCGGGTTACTTGCACTATATGGGGTGGATCGACGTTCACGACTATTTCAGATGATGTATGCTTTAGTTTGGTTCCACTTTGTTCGGACGGATTATTTACAATATTATTTATTGGATACCTACGCAGATAAAGAAAGTTGTATAGTTGAAAGAGACAAAGCAAAAGTACTCGTAACGGCTAATGATATGATACTAGAGTGCATTAAATTGGATGTGGATAGTTGAGGTAAAGCCATACCGGTTTGTAGTATATACAGACGGAGGGAAAGTTGCTATACAAACAAGTGACCTTAGGGTGGCTAGGAGGGTTTTGAATGCCAAAGGCTAATTATGATTTAAATGACAATGGGAAACTTGATCCGGACGAGCGGGATATAATGTTGGAAGACCGTCGCCGAATGATGGAGGACGCAGATGCAAAAAGGGACGCACAACTTAGGATGACTTGGTTCGCTTTGAGCGGTATGGTTTTGTACCCTTTTGCCATTGTCCTGGCTTCTTGGATGGGATTAGAGCAAGCCTCAACGTTATTGGCTGATATAGCGGCTGTTTATGTCGTTGCGGTTTCAGGTGTAACTGCGGCTTATTTTGGATTTACAAATATGGGTGGCAATAAATGATAGGACAATTACTTGGACCAATAGCAAATCTTGCGGGGAGTTATTTGCAAGGTAAAGCTGACAAGGCAACTGCAAACGCAAAATTAAAATTAGTTGAGGCAGAAAGTAAAGCCGCAATCTTAATGTCTAAAGAAACGTCAACCGCTGACTGGGAGCGGATAATGGCAGAAAGTACTAAGAACTCTTGGAAGGACGAATTTATAACTATTGTTGTGATGATACCAGTAATTTTATGTTTTGTCCCTGGATTAGAAAACGTTGTAAAAAATGGCTTTGATCGCTTGGCAGAATTGCCGGAGTGGTACACCTGGCTAGTTTTTGCTGTATGCTCTGCGGCAATAGGAATAAGAGGCGGCAAACAATTTATGGGGAAAAAATAATGGCTGAAAAAAATTGGAATAGTTTTTTCGATATGCTGATGCACCACGAGGGCGGGTTTACTGACGATCAGCGAGATAAAGGAAATGCTAAGGGTGATGGGCATGGCAATGAAGGCTCAACAATGTTGGGCGTAACTGCCTTTAATTGGGCTAAATGGACAGGCAAGCCTGCTCCAAAAGATGTTATGCGTGCTTTAACAAAGGAGGATGTTAAACCTTTTTACGAAAAGGATTACTGGACGCCAATTCGCGGAAATGATTTATTTAGCGGCCTTGACTACAGCATAGCTGATATGGCTGTGAATGCCGGAGTATCAAGGGGGGCTAAACTTTTTCAACGAATACTTGGGGTTACGGCTGATGGTGCGATTGGCAATCAAACTCTCAAAGCAATGCACGATAATGACCCGCTCGATTTAATAGAAAAATATTACGATGCTAGAGAAGGATTTTACCGCAAGCTAAAAGATTATGAAATTTACGGAAAAGGTTGGTCTAGACGAAATAAAGAAACTTTTGAAATTTCCAAAGATTTAATAGACCTTTAAAATTTTTTATGATTTAAGCCTTTTGTGGGCTGAGGCATGGTCTTGGCAGTGAGTTTTTTTAAACTTGTCCTGTTTTTGCTCTCTCTGCCCCTTAGTCCACACCAATCTTTTTTTCCCTGGTAAATTGCGAAAGCTCTTTTTTAGCAACCCACAAGTTAATTTGTGCGCTTATATGGCTGTCTAATCTCCATACTTCAGATGCGCACTTATCATATTCTTGCTTTAAAAATCTATAAGTGGCTAATTCTTCCTCGTTTAATTTAGATACCATCTACTAACCTGATTACCTCCGGCAAAAATGAATAATCTTTTCCAAAATTTTCTACCCAACGCTTTTTGGAATTATGAATTGCGTCCGGGCCATTTTGGTGGTGGTTTTTACAAAGTGGTATTGTTTCAAAATCGCTTGCCTTGCGAGAGCCGTACCTATCGCAAATAACGTGGTGGGCATCGCTCGGTGGCGGGTGGTGGCAAATAATGCAGGGCAAAGATTTAACCTTTTTTAAATGTTCTTTGCTTTTTGCGTTTTTCTTTTGTTTTGGCTGTTTTAGGCCTAATGGCGGCTTATTAAGCAAATTCATCTGGACAAACCTTTATGTTAACCGCACCATACTTAACAGGCTCGCCTCTACGTATGGTAATTGCAAAATTATAATCATTTACCCCAATAGCTTCGGATAAGCCGTCTAAACCCGCTTTCAGAGCCGCTAGCATGTTGTCTAAGTCACGTTTTCGCTTATCTGGCGGGTGAAATGTTATTGAGAGCAAGACGCTTCCCTGGAACGGCTGCAACGCTGCTTTGCAGAACCCGAAACAAGCGAGCTTGTATTGGGCTTTTATCTTTGCCGCTTTCATATAATGAACCCTAGAATTAGGGCTCAATTCTTTGGGCATCCAAGGCAATTGAACCTGCATAAATCCACCATAGCAAAAAAAATAAAAAAATAAAGACTTGAGAAAGAATTAACAAGAATATAGGCTAACGTCAGCAAGAACGGAGGACAAATTGGAAACACTTGCAATAATTAAAGAGGCATTCACTCAAGTTAGTCCAGGACAACTTGTTGGTGAATTAATTGGTGCTTTGGCACTTTTCGTAATCTTATACAGTGGATTAATCGCTGTGCTAATATGGAGTTAAAATACTATGTCTGGAGTAAAAGGAATAGCAACTGCGCTAGCTAAAGCGCAATTACAAATGGGTAAAGCCAAAGAAAAAAGCTCAAACCCGCACTTTAAATCTAAATATGCTAATCTTGCGTCAGTTATGGACGCTTGTATGGAAGCGTTAAACAGCAACGGAATTGCTGTAATTCAACCAATAGAAACCGAAACGGAAAATGGTTTAAGTGTCACGACTGTTTTTATTCATGGCGAAAGCGGTGAAAGTCTGCACAATCACGTTCCTTTAGTTGTGAGCAAAAATGATATGCAAGGCTACGGTTCAGCGATTACTTATGCAAGGCGTTATGGCTTGATGATGATGGCGGGTTTGGCAACTGAAGACGATGACGGAAATGCGGCTGTTGTAGCTAAACCTAAAAAAATTAGTGACGATCAAATTTTGCAAATTGATGATCTTGTAAAAGAAACCAATACCAATGAGAAAAAAATGCTCAAGGTTTATGGAGTTTCGCAACTTGAGGAATTAAATACTGATCAGGCAAAAAAATGTTTAGGATTGCTAAAAACTAAATTGCAAAAGCAAATTGCTGATCAGGCGCACGCAGAGGAAACAGTTGAAAAAATAGAAACTGTTTACGAAGCGGCTCAAGAAAATCCTGTCATTGAATTAAAAAAGCAAAAAGGCTCGGCTGATGGAACAGCGGACTGAGGAATGGCATCTTGCCAGAGCGGGGTGCGTAACTGCGTCCCGCCTTTCTGATGTTATGGCTAAAACCAAATCGGGAGTAAGCCAGACTAGAGAAGGATATAAAAAGCAAGTATTGGCAGAAAGATTAACCGGCACGCCAAACGAAACTCTTTTCACAAATGCCGCTATGGAATGGGGACTAGAGAATGAGGCAAATGCTAAAACTCATTATGAGTATTTATTTGACAAAGATATAAAAGACGTTGGATTTATAAAGCATCCGGATATAATTGATTTCGGTGCCTCTCCTGATGGCTTTGTTGACGATGGGTTAATAGAAATAAAGTGTCCAACCACAAAAACCCATATTGATACAATTTTAACCGATAAAATCCCGCAAAAATATATTTTGCAAATGACAGGGCAAATGCTTTGTACTCGCAAGAAATGGTGTGATTTTATTAGTTATGACCCAAGACTTCCGGAAAATATGCAAATGTACCGGAAAAGGCTTGAATTAGATAACAAACTTGCCAACGAAATTATTAGTGCAGTTTGGGAATTTAACTCAGAAATAAAGGGGCTTATAGATGAACTCTCTAAGTACCAGATTGATGGCAAAGCTTAATTTCTTTCGCTCTCACTCGGGGCTTGTCCCTCACGATGATGAAGCTAGCAACTGGTTTCATGCTCTCAAATTGGGCAAGCCTATTTCGGTAAATGTCACTGAAAATAGAAATAATAAATTTCACCGCAAATTTTTTAGTATGCTCAAAGTAGCATTTGACAATCACGAATGGCCGGAAATCGAGACTCAATGGGGAAATGCTCGTTGTAGTTTTGAAATGTTCCGCAATTTTGTGACTGTGAAGGCAGGATACTATACGCCAGAGTTGACACCAGAAGGGAAAGTAAAAGTAGTGCCGAAAAGTATCAGCTTTAATAAAATGGACGAGGCTGAGTTTAAAAAACTTTATAGCGATGTGCTTGATGTAATTTTGAAAGAATATCTTACAAACTGGACAACTGGCGATATGGACGTTGCTGTAGATAAAATTATGGAATTTGCGTAAAGAGGTTAAAATGCGAACTTATTTTTTAAGTAATAGTAGAAAAAGGACGATCAAGGCTATTTATGCCGCTCAAAAGCATGAGGGGCAAGAGTTCACAGCAAAAGATATCGGAGTTCACGGCTCAGCTTTGTTCAGCTTAGAGCAAACTGGTTTTGTTGAACGTGTTCCAATAGAGGAAGTGCCTTTAATGATGTGGACGGATACTCAGGGAGGCCATTGGCGTGTAAGCGAAAATGGTCAGCTTAGTTATAAAGCTTTATTTAATACCGAAGAAAAAACTTTGAATTGAAAGCTTAAAGAGATAAAAAAAAGAGCCAATAAAGGCTCTTTTTGAGTTTAAAGAGGCGGATACTATGTCAGTATCGCAGCAAAGAGAAGCTTTGCGCGTTTAGAATAGCGAAGAATAAAAAAAAATAAAGAGGTTTTTAATGTCACACTATTGGACGGCTCTAGCAATGAAGCAAACGGGGCTTCAGCCGTCAACTAAAATTGTGCTGTATTGGCTTGCCGATCACCATAATGGCGTATCAGGGCTTTGCATACCAAGTCAGAAGCGGCTAGCAGACGTTTGCGAAATGTCAGACCGAAGTATACGAAAGCACCTTACCGTTTTAGAGGATTTGGGGCTTATCGAAATAATAGAAAGAAAAAGAGCAAATGGCTCTCAAACTTCCAATCAATATCGTTTATTATTTGGGGGGAAAAATGATCCTACCCCCGCGGAAAATATTTCCACCCTACCTAGGAAAGAAATTCCTACCCATAACCTTGGAACTATTAACCAAGGAATAATAACATATAAAGAAAAAATAGATTTATTTAATTATTATTGGAACCAGTATCCACGCCAAGCAAAACGAAAAGAAGCTGAGCGTGCGTTTGTCCAGGCATTGCAAAAAATTGCCGAAAAAGAATTAAGAGAAATATTTGATCTCCAGGTTTTTGCTTACAAGAAAACCGACGTCCAATATATACCTTACCTTCACAATTGGCTGAACGATGAACGATGGACTGATGGTCATTTACTAAAAGCAATAGAATTTAAAAAGAGGACAGCAAAATGAATTATTATTCCGGACCTTTAGAGCCACCACTTTATGATAAACAGTTTAAACGTGTAATGAAATTAACTTTTAAAAATCCTAAAGAAACCGCAAGATATAAAGGTTTTTTTGCTTATGAGGCAATGAAAGAAAAAATAAAATTTCATTTATCAAATAGAAAAGATATTTTTCTAAGTTATCGGCAAAGTCTTTCTCACCAAGATTTTATTTTGTTTTTGGATGATATGGCTAACTTTATTGAGTGGCATAAAGAAATGTATTCGGCTGACGTTCATTTCGTTTATACCTTTTTTAAAGAATTAGACGATCAACTCATTCCGTTATATGTGGGAAAAACTAAAAATTTAAAAACAAGAATAACCGCCCATAGCGAGAAGCAATGGTTTTTGCATGCTTCCAGATTAGCGATCGAGCCTCATTATTTTGACGGCGATGCTACGGTAAGGGAGAGCAGACTTATAAGAAAATTAAAACCTTTATTTAATAGGTCTATTGATGGTTTTTCAATGTCATTTCCTAAAGATGAAATAGCGATAACCGTTCCAAAAGAAAATGACGTTTCAACGTATAATATTGCCCCGCCTGAAATAGGCGTAAAACACTTCCAGGCATTAGGAGCAGTTACCGACAATGTAAATGTTTTTGAGACAAATA